AACCTACTGAAAATCTACCAAGCGCACCTATAAATGCTTCTTTTGTTGGATGAAACTCTAATACATCTTTAAATCTTAAACATATAGATTCAGCTAATGCTAAAGTTATGTACATGCTAGATGATAATATATGTCTTGTAGCTGTATTACTATTTGCCGCAGCAAGTTTTTGAACTCCAACTAACGAGTTAGGATCAGGATCAGAACCATCTCTAGCTTCATTTAAACCAGTAATATCTCTAATCATTTGTATATACTGGTTATATGCGGCTATAAGTATTTGTATTTGATTACCTTGAGTTCCTGGTAATTCTTGTATTGGTACTTTACCTGGGTTTTGATCTCCTTCAACAGTTAATGATCTACCTATAATAGAACCTGTTTGGAAATACATGTTTAGTGCTTCTTGAGCATTATAGTTTGTACCATTACCTAAATCAACTTCTGCAATACCATCTGCATCTAAGAATACACCTGATGGAACCATTCTTTGAATAGTTTGCTGTAATTTTAAATGTGTTAATTGTATTAAATCAGCATAAGGTGTCATTTTAGACACTAAAGATGTTATATTACCTTTATATATTCTTGGAGCTGATACAGTGTAGTTCATTAATACTTTATTAGTATTAGAACTAGGTCTTATCATATTTGTAGCTTTGTTCCATTCAAGTAAAATATTACTACCTAATATGTAAGCTCCTTCATATATAACCTCTCTAGCTTGTGCTACTCTTTCAAACCTTGTTCTTTTATCTTGAGGTGGATTAAATTGATCATCTTTTAATATAGCTTTTTCTGCTCCTGTAGATGTTTCTTTAATCTTATAAACATTGTTTTCCCAAGTTTTCCAATTAAAATATAATACAGTTAATGTATTATTGTTATCTATTTCACTATTTCTGTTTGCGTTAAAATGATCTTTATTATAATTAGTCCAGTTAGAACCTTTTTTAACAAATTCAGCTATTTCTTCATTTGGTAAATCTGGAAATTGTTTTTTAAGTTCATTTACTGGTATTCTTTTTATTTCACCAAAATAATAACAATCTTGAAAATTAGGATCTTCAGTGTAAGACCAAACTAAATTAGCGGGATCTACGTAGTCTAATTTTATACCATCTGTATTATTAAATGTATTTTTAACAGCACCTATTCCTAAAACAGCTAAATCATAATCTACACGTTTTTTTAATTCTGTATATTTATTAGTTAAAAAAACATTATTAATAGCTTGCTCTTCAGCTATTTCTATACCTTGTTTATAGTTTAATTGCATGTAAACCTCTAGTTCATCTGTGCTAGCAGGAACTTCATCTTTAGGTATATTACGTGCATTAACACCAAGTTCTTGTTCTATTACACCAAGAACTTCTTGAGATGCCATATCTCTTTCTACTTTCTTAACGTAGTTAGTTCTTTCTTTTGTAGCTACAGGATCTTGTGCAAAAGCTTTAATATCAAAAAGTCTATCTTGCATACCGTTAACAACTATGTCTACAAACTTAGGTATTATAGGTACAGGTTTCCAGTCTAAATTTAAATAAGATAAATCACCATTTGTAGCAAATTCATCTTTATATTTTTTAATAGATTGTTCACCTCTTGCATATAATCTGAGTCTATTAAACTCTTCGCTTACTTGATAATACATGCCTGGGTTATTATCTCTATTAAACCACTCTTGTTCAATAGCTCTTCCAACCGATAGACCATATTCAGAAGACATTTTTTCTTCATCTGAGACAGCTTGACTCGGAAATTGTGTAGGAAGTTGTCCTGTTGTTATTGCCATATTTATTGTATTATCTTACTCATTGATCCATCGTTTTTATATTTAGCAAAACGAAAATCTATTTTTTTTGTTGTTCTTTGCATGTTTGGTCTATACATATGTTTTCTACATGCCATTGCTGCTAATCCACTACTTATAGATGCATCATGAGATGTTCTTCGAGATATATCAAATCTTGCCCAGTCTTCTAATGTTCTTTGAAAATACATATTACCATGATTTTCTTCTTTACGCCCTACATATTCTTCTATATAAGATTCTATAGCAGCTGCGTGGGCTTGTTTTATATCTTCAGATGTATTCGGTATACCTCCTAATTCTATTTCTGTTTTAGATAAATTACCTAAGAGTTTATCAGGTCTATTCATTGAATAGCCTCTATAACCTCTTCTTTTTAAATGATATAGTAATCTTGGTTTGTTATTTTCTGCAAGTATCGGCATGCCATAAAAAACTAATGCCATTAATACTTCTTCAAAAAATATTTCTGCTGTCTGTGGTCGTGCTATATATTCTAAGAAAAACTTAGTATTAGGCACATCATTTACCATAGAAAAAGTAGTTAATCCGTGAAGAGCACCATTAGACCCACGGCCGCCAACAGTACCGCTGATATCATAACTATCGCACCCAAAGGCTCCGAGGCCATCATTGCCAGGATATTTAATACCATTTTTTGTAATTATATTGTTTTGTATGTTATCTGGTGGTATCCATGATATTCTAAATCTACCGTTTTTAGTAGGTACCCATATAACTTTAGTATCTTTTATACCATTTTGCCAAGCAAAAGTTCCACGAACAACATAACCTTTAATAGCCATCTCTTCGTTAAAATCTATTTGCTCGTATATTTTAGTTAGATTAAATAATGAATTAACTGTTTCATCTCTAAAAGCGTGTTTTTCAGACCTTGGAAATTGTCTGTAATATTCATTTAAAGCATCGCTATCTCTTTTTAATCCTTCTACTTCATTTTCCCAATGATCAATGACTCCCGTAAAAATTTTTTCTCCATCAATTCCTTCAATCGGATCTGATGGTGAGTCGAAGACAGGATATCCGTACTTGTCAATAAACCCTTCATATCCCCATTCCATAGGTATGAACAAAGAATATAATCCACTTGTAGTCTGGCCATTGCGGTTTCTATTTGTGACATCTGAATTATAAAATAATTTTTTAAAGTTATCTCCACCTTTATTTAAAGCATTAGATGTTGATCCCATCATGCATTTACCAACTACTCTGGCACCGAGCCTGAGGCACGTTTTCGTGACTCTCCAGTTGTTGAGTATATTGTCCGGCCTCTCCCATTTACCCGATTCATCATGGACGAGGAGTTGTAGCTTCTCCCCATCATACGAGTTGTCTCCCGTGTTCTTCCAGTCGATTGTTGTGTCGAGCCCCTGCCCAAATTCCTCCTGACTATAGGTTTCTTTGATGGCGTTTCTGGTAAGTCTTCTTGACGGTATCTTATAGGAAAGCTCCGTCTTCGGTCGTTCCATCCCATCCTGTATTGGTTTGAAAAAAAATGGATAGTTGATTGATATGGGTACAATCTTGTCTGTAAACATCTTCTTTGCATCTGCTCCAGTTTTAGATAAGACCCCAAATCTAGAGTCCTTGGAAGTTGTTGCCAAGTTAACAGTCTCTGAGGATGCCATGAAGCTAAAACCAGACCGTCTGTTCTTAAGGTAGCACATTCCATAAGATCTCTTATCTGCCTTGCATGCCTCCCAAAAGTAATAAAAGATTCTGTTTGCCTGCCTAAAATCTGGTGCTCCCACGTCGATCTTTGTCCAAGAGAGATAGACATAGTGCGATCCTGTAATGTAGTTCGCGGAACCGTTGCACATGAACCAATACCCATCATTACGATAATTAAACTCACTATCAATATATTTGTAGTATTTTTCTTTAATATCTTCGGGATAGGATTGAAAGTCATATATGCTTTTTATTTTATTTAAAGATTCAGGTTTGTTTTTTATTTTAAAAAATTGATCTGACTGCTTTAAGTCTTCTCCATCTATTGCATCTGGAGTTTTAGGTATTGCTACCTTAAGACCTTGTATTTCATATATATCACCTATTGTACCGTCTTTACTTATTACAACACAGTCTAAATCTTCATTGTATCCATATTCAAACTTCTTATGTTTATTAAGATGCTTAATTTTTTTATCAGATAAATGAGTATTGTGTATTTTATAAAGCGTTTGTTTGTACATTATTTGATTCTATTTTCAACACCTAAAAAAGTATTAGATTCTTTGCTAGATTTTTTATCAGATAACTCTTCAATTTTTTCTATAATTTTTAATGAATCTTCTATTGCAACCCACTTAGCTTGAGCTGCTGTTTTTGCTTTTTCAGGATCTAATTCAGATAAATCAATTTTTTGTTTAATAACTTTTTCAAGTTCAATCAATGCTTTTTCCGCTGCTTCTATTATTCTTTTTCTTCGGTCCATAATTAATAGTTATATGATTTGATAAAATTCTATAAAGTTTTTGACCTTCAATATTAAATTCATATTCAGAGTTAGGTGTAAACCCTACCACGTCTCCTATAGACACTCCTAACGAACTTAATTGGCTGTTTGTATATGCTAGCTCCCCTTTTAAATTTTCGTCTGTATCAAGTGCCCATTTATCTTTTATTTTTATGGGCTTTACAAAGCAATATCCAGGCAGTGCAACCCACTTGTTATTTTTTTTACATGCAAAAACTTGATCTGTTCCTACAGTGTATTTGTCTTCATCAAGATAACTAGCAGAATTACGTTCTTGCTGTTGTTGATTTAACCATCTTCTAAAAACATTATGATGAACAATTATTTCATCTCCTACTTCTACTTCTGTTTTTATACCAGCTGGAACACTAACAACTTTGCCAATACGATTAACAAACACATAATCTCTTTCTGTAATCTCTGTATTAACAACTAATTTTTTGTCATCAACATCAACTACGTTATTGTAACGATTTTCAGTAGATATAATATAATCAAAAAGTGCCTGCATTAATAATCTAAGTTATATTCAACAGATACTGCCATGTTAGAATTAAAATGTTTCCACGGTAGTACTTCTTTGTTTTTAGTTATAAATATTTTAAAAGAACCATCTTCTTCTAATATATCTGAAATAGTATGCCCTCCATAAACTTCTTGTCCTACAGAGTAATGCATTGCTTCGTTTTTGTAGTCAGTACCAATACTGATCTTACGTATTAATTTTGCCATTTAATTTAATTTAGTATGTCCATATGGTCATTGGCGGAGCGCCATCATAACCTATACCTACATGAACAAAGTTGTTTTTTCTACTTATACCTATTCTTTTAAAACCTACTTCAATTGCAGCTTTAACTAATCTATAAGTAGCTTCACCTCCTGAACAAGCCATATCTACAGCTGCACCATAAGTATGCTCACCAGGTTTAGACTTACGCGCCTCTATTGGATGTTGAGGTGATCTGTATGTTGATGTTAATGTAATTGGATATCCATATGCTTCTCTAAGATCATCTAGCATCTCAAGAAGCTTAGGGTCCATTTTGTCAAAGTTATTAAATTCAGATTCATTAAAATGTTTCATTGTATTATTCTTTTGATTTTTTTACTATCATTAAAATGGTATATGCTATTGATAGTAATAATACTATTGTCTGTAAAACTGTATTCATTTCCGGTATTATTGAA